TAAATCATTATTAAATAATAAAAAGGAAAATGATGATTGGTTTCATCCGATTGCATCTTTTGTCGAAATGAATTGTCCAAACGTTCAAAAATTGAAAAAACAATTGACGTTGGAACAATGCTTCGAATTGGATGAAATGTTTGGATTTGAGAAAACAACGGAAACCCTGTCAGCAATGGAAAATTTCAAGTCGTTGGGGGCAAAGTACGTATCCGTTCATTTAACTGCGTTAAATTGGCTAAAAAGGGCAAAAAATGACAACACTACAAACAACAAACAACCCGGAAATCGAAAACCTGATTTCACGGATGCAATATCTAAATTCTGAACAAGGGTGCATTGTCAGGGCATTTCATCAACCACGAATTCGAAACATTGAATCCGATGAACCAATCAAACAGGTGTTACGATACGTGTTCACCCTGATCGGAATTCGTGCTGAAAACATCCCAAATGACATTCAAAAATCGGTTTTGATCCACTACATCCAAAATGATCTGAAACAATATTCCGTTGATGACATCAAAATTGCATTTCACCTGCTATTGAAAAACGAATTGGATTGCGATCCAAACCACTACCAATCGTTTTCAGCGATGTACCTGTCAAACGTGATGAACGCATATCACAAACACCGATTGGATGCAATTCGTGAATTCCAAAAACTACAAAACGAAATGAAACAACAACAAATCGAAAATGAAGTGACTGAACAGGAAAAATTGGAACGTGAACAACGTTTTGTTCGAAATTGCATCATTCAACCTTACAAATTTTACCTGAAAACAGGTGAAATAACATTCGGTTTGATCACTTATTCCGTGATTTATGAATCATTAACTGAAAAATACAACGTGTTTAAATTATCGGATTCCGACAAAAACACGATTTATAAAATGGCGGTCGATCAAATTGATCAGGAATCAAAAAAAATTGCATTCAACCCCGATGACAACAAAAAATTGCAGGATGTCCGTGATTTGATCAAATTGAAAGGATTGGAAACGGCAATGAAAAACGAAATCATCGCACGTTGTCACAAAATATCCGTGATAAAGTTTTATGAATCCTGCAAAAACAACAATGTCGATTTGGAATCGATCATCGAAAAAAAATTAAATTCACTAAAAATTGAAACGTTTTAATGGAAACAAAAACAAAATTCGGAATGATCATCGCAATCCCGGTGTTCATTGTCATCCTAATCGCATCATTCATCCTGTCGATCACATTTTCATTCATCGCAATGTTCAATGATGTAACAGGAACAAAATCCGCATTGGATCATTTATTGAATGAGTCGAAAAAATATCAAAAGCGAATTAAGTTCAGGAAATCATTGTCAAAAATAGATCAGCAAACAATCAAAAAATGAAACCGACAATCGATCAAAAAATTGCTTTGTTACAATCAGGGATCAACCAAATCGACATTCAAATCAAAAACGTCACCCAAATGATCGGAACATTGCAAATGCAATTGGATATGCTGAACAATCAAAAAAAATCAATCAACGAACAAATCATTGAAAAACAAAAAATGAAATGATACACGTCAAAATTTATTTGCTTTGTTTATTCATCGGATTTTTGATAACATTGGCAATTGGAACAATAATCGATTCAAACAACGACAAACAAAACGAAAATGATCACAGGATTTGAAAACACAATCGAATTGAATGCTGATGAATTGAAAATTGTTCCAATCATCGTTGACAGGTTCAACCGATTCAAAGGCATTCAATACATCGTTACAAACCCGCAAATCATCGCAGGGATCGAACGTTCATTCAAAATGAAATTCAGCGATGCACGGATCAGGAAAATCATTCAATACATTCGTTTGAACAATTTGGTTCCGGGACTGATTGCCACATCCAAAGGTTATTATTCAACCGATGACATCATTCAATTGGAACAATGGATCGAAACGATGAAACAACGTGAAAACGCAATCCGGGAATCACGAAAATCAATTGAAACATACATTAATGAATTGAAAAATGGACATTCAAAAATCAATGCAGGAAATCAGTCATCAATTGAATTCGATATTTGATTCGATGGAATTGGATTTGGCAAACGATACATCAATCGGATTGCACGAATTCCATTATCGATTCAATGAAATACAATTCGCACGTGATGATTTTCAAAATGCAATCAATATCATTGCATTCCTTTTGACATTTGATGATGATCCTGATGAAAGCAAATCGAGTAACTGAACGTGAATTTTCACGTATTGCATTGGAATTTTACACAATCACAACCGCATTTGAAGCACGAACATATTCAAACAATTTTGCAAACGAAAATGAATTCTTTTCCATTGTCGAAAAATTCAACGATATTTGGCTTCGATTTTGTTCACATTGGAATTCGTTTGATCACAACATTTCACCGAATCCCTTTGCGTTTCAAAATTATTTGAATGATCCATTTCACGTGAAAATTTACAATGAATAAACGTTCAAAAAATAGTGAACCAAAACATTCAACGAAACGTTCCGAATCGGAAAAATCCGAATTGGTAAAAAAGATTTGTGATCACTACCAACAACACAATCAAACAATCGAATCGGTGTGTGACGGATTCGGAATCACGTATCGAACATTTGTTATTTGGTGCAATGACAATTCAGATTATTCAGATGCTTATAAAAAGGCAAAGGAATTTGGAACACAGGTTCGTAAAGATTTGCTCCGGGAAAAGGCAACACACGGAATTGAATTGTTGATTGATGGGTTTCACGTCACCGAAACGGAGGTCGATGAAATGTTCGACAAACGTGGGAACCTGATCGGCAAACGTGTTAGAACAAAAAAACGATTTGTTGCACCGAATCCGACTGCAATCATTTTCGCCCTGAAAAATTGTGATCCGAAAAATTGGAACGATCAGGTGACAATTGAATTGGAAGGTGATGATCAGGTTTTCAAAATAGGCGATCAAACAATCAATTTCAAATGAAACATTTAAACACAAACAAAACCGAAACACCTGAATTCGATTGGACAAAAAACGAATATTTGATGAATGACACATCATATTTCAACCCATTGGAAAAACTGAAATTGAAACGCAAAAAATCAATTGCGAAAATCATTTTGCAATTCATTTCGATTTGTTTTTGGGTGATCGGTTTGATTGTTTCAGTCAAATATTTAGCCGGGTTGCTTTGAGTCAAAAAATAATATTTGAACCACATCCAAAACAACAGGAATTCATTGAGGCGGTGTTCAGCAATCGTCACAAATATTTGTTGTTTGGTGGATCAGCGGGAGGCGGAAAATCATTCGTGTCATTGGCAACGTTGTTGTTGTTGGCACGTGTGTTTCCCGGATCGAAATCATTCGTGATCAGGGAATCGTTGCCGACATTGAAACGGACAACCATTCCATCGTTTTTCAAATTGTGTCCGAAATCATTCATCCGCAATTACAATCAAACGGATCAGGTTGTCAAATTTAAAAACGGATCATCATTGACATTTTTCCCTGAAAATTACGTGATGGATAAAAACCTAACACGATTCGATGGAATTGAAGCGAATTTTTTTTTATTAGAGGAATCGCAGGAAATCCAACAAAAGACATTCGAAAAATGCAAATTACGTGCAGGTCGAAACATCATTCCAGGAATGGCGGTTCAACCGATGCCGTTGATCCTTTGCACCTGCAACCCATCACAAAATTGGACAAAAGAGGTGTTCCACAATCCATTCGTTAAGGGTGAATTGTCACCTGATTATTTTTATTTGCAATCATTGATGCGTGACAATCCATCGTTGCCACAAACATATTTGGATGGATTGCAAAACCTGGATGAAATCACACGTCAAATATTTGTGGAGGGCAATTGGGATGTGATCGATGTCGAACGTCCGTTTGCATACGCATTCAACCGATCCAAAACGATTCAACCGAATTTGCAAATCGAACGCAATGAACCGATCATCCTGTCATTCGATTTCAACGTTGATCCGATCACTTGCATTGCGGGACAATCATTTAAAGGACGCATCAGGATATTAAAGGAATTCAGGTTGCGGAATTCCGACATTTTCAAATTGTGTGAAGTGATCAAAACGACATTCGGATCGAATTGGTTTTTGATCACAGGTGACGCATCAGGATCGAACCGATCAGCGATGACACAGGGTGCATCGAACTATTATCAAATTATAATGAGGGAATTGGACGTTCCCAAAACCGCATTCCGTGTTCCATCATTCAACCCATCGATCAGGAATTCACGTGTGTTGCTGAATTCGTTGTTGGAACGTCACATCGATTTACAAATCGATTCATCGTGTCAATGGTTGATCAACGATTTACAAATGGTTCAAACCGATGAAAATGGCGAAATCGATAAAACAAAGGACAAATCTATCACACACCTTTTGGATTGTTTACGATATTATTTGTGGACATTCCATCGGGATTTTGTGAAGTTACTTAAATGACTATTTTTGTTGATACAATAAACATTGAAACGATGCCGAAAAAATTGGAACGTTGCGTCACGGACGTGATGAAATCAGGAAAAAACAAATCATCCGCTTATGCGATTTGCACGGCATCGTTACAAAAAGCGGGTGTGATTAAAAAATCAACCAACAAAAAAAAATAAACGATGCCGAATTACATCAATCCAACACCGAATCCGAATTTGCCTTTGTACCCGACAATCCAGGAATTTTCGTATTTACAAGGTGCGATCGGAAACATTCAGCAACAAATCGATGATTTGTCGAATGGTGGTGGTGGTGGTGGTGGTGTCACAACAGGCGATTTGACCGAATCGACATCAAACGTTTTGAATATCGTTGGCGGTGTCAATGCCGTTGTTGGATCAGGAACATCAATTGAGGTTGAAAAAGCCGATGCGACAACCGATGGATATTTATCGGCAACGGATTGGAACACGTTTAATTCAAAGGAACCTGCATTGGCAAAGGGCAATTTGTCCGAATCCGTTTCATCGGTTTTGACAATTAGTGGTGGAACAAATGCCGTGATTGGATCAGGTGCATCAATCGAAGTCAAACAGGCATCAGGAACACAATCGGGTTATTTGGCATCAACTGATTTCAATACGTTCAACGGCAAACAGGATTCGTTGGTTAGCGGAACGAACATCAAAACGATCAACGGAAATTCATTGTTGGGATCAGGTGATTTGACAATTGGTGGTGGTGGTGGTGGTTTTGGTTACACATTATCGGTTCAGGCATTGACAAGTTCACCCGCTGACAATGCAACAATTTATTTCGGACAATTACTGAAAGCACCTGTCACAACGGCAAACATTTCGAAAGTATATATACCAAAGGATGGAACAATAACACGTGTTACAATTTACATTTATTCGGGAACGGCAGGTTCAAATCAATCGTGGTCAGGTTATATTCGTTTAAACAACACAACCGACACGTTGATTGATACTTTATCTGTTAGCACAAACGAACGTGTGTTTTCAAACGCATCATTGAACATTCCTGTTGTCGTTGGGGATTATTTCGAAATTAAATTCATCAATCCAACGTGGTCAACAAATCCGTTGACAACAATTTTCGGTGGCTACATTTATATTGAATAAACATCAAACAACAAACAAAATGTTTTGGAACAAACAAAAAAAACAAACAACAATCAAACGTGAACGTCAGATCGCAGTCAACAAAATTTACACGGATAAATTCGGAAACGATTGGTTTGAATATGTGAACAACCTAACAATCCCGGCACGAAGGACAATCAATGCGGAAGTCGCAACACGATTCGCTGAAATGAATCTGACAAAATCCGAATTGATGATCCTGATCGATGCGATGAAAAAGAACGCAAACACCGGGAATATCGTTGAATTGTTTTCGGTGTTGTCAGAAATTGAATTCAGGTTGAATTTCATCGGTGAGGAAAAAACATTGATGGAATTGGCGGTGTGTTATTTCATAATCGATGGGGAGGATGAAACCCAATTCAGCGATGAATGGCAAACGAAAAAACGTGACATCCTGAATGCCGATTCCGATGCGAAGGATTTTTTTTTGCAAAAGGCATTCGAACGCACAATTCAATTTGGCAATACATCCGAAACCGATATTCTAAACTTTTTACGGAGGGCAAAAACGGAAAACGAAAGGTTAAATCAATATTTGCAAACATTGAAATTGGAAAATACATTGATGACATAAACACGTTGAATCAATTGATTTGTGATTCGAAACCAAGTGAAATGAAGGTTTTGGAAAACCTGTCAATCGATGAATACTATCAAACGATCACAACGTGGATGAAAATAATTGAAGAAAAAAACAAATCAGTTGACAAAGTATCGGATCAGGATGACGAAACACCTGTGACACGAAAACGGATGTCATCAAAAAAATAAAAAGCAATGGCAACAAAAAACGTCCTGTTTAAAATACAAGCCGACACCGGGCAGTTACGCAGGGAATTGGATGCGGTTCAAAAGGAATTGCAACAAATAAACAATTCCACAAAAAAGGCGGAACAATCGTTGACATCATTCGGATCATTGCTGAAACAAGCGGGTGCGACATTGGCAACGATCGGAATTGGACAGGGTTTGTTGACGTTTGCAAAATCCGCATTCACCGCTACCGCTGAATTGGAAAAACTACAAATTTCATTCACCACATTTTTAGGATCATCGGATCGGGCAAAAGAGGTTTTGAAATCGTTGGAGGAATTCGCAATTTCAACACCTTTTGAAACCGAACAGGTGACAAGGGCGGGACGTGCGTTGTTGGCATTCGGTGTGCCTGTTAAGGAATTGGAAGGTACATTGCGAACTTTGGGTGATATTAGTGCGGGAACGGGAAAGGATTTCAATGAACTTGCAACGATATTCGGCAAAGCAAAAACACAAGGCATTGTTCAGGGTGAGGAATTAAATCAATTAGCGGAGGCGGGTGTTCCAATATATTCAAAATTGGCGGAGGTGTTGAAAATTGCGGAAGCGGATGTTCGAAAATTCGGTGAACAGGGCAAAATCAGTTTTTTGGATTTGCAACAGGCTTTGAAATTGCTTACAACCGAAGGTGAAAAAGGATCGTTTTTCGGTTTGACAAATGAATTGTCGCAATCGTTGACAGGACGATTGGCAACGTTGTCGGATGAATTCACGTTTTTGGCACGTGACATCGGCACGGCATTGAAACCAACATTGGAATCGGTGATCGAAGGTTTGTTCCGATTCATTCAGGTGATCCGACAAATCCCGGCATTCATTCAGGAAAATGCAACAACGTTGAAAATTTTAGC